AACGGTGCCAGGCTTTGTTTGCTTCGGGGTTGGTGTCTAGTTCGCGGCGGGATTCGACTTCGCACATTTGACAAACAAATTGCCTTGCCTGCTCCTCGGATGCGATTTTTTGGCCGATTACAAAATCATTTGATTCAATCCAGCGCCAGAACTGCGGGTCTTTGCACCACATGACGGCACGCCTGCAAGCATCGCCAATAGGCTCTTTTGGCGGCTCTTGCACTGGTTTTTCATCGTCCCCAATCTCGACCAGCGCGGCCATGAACCGATGCCCTGCGGTGTTGCCCTTGCGGACAGTCAGCGCCCGGAACGCCTCCAGCTCCTCGGGTGATGACAGCCAGAACGTAACTTTGCATCCGCTGGTGTGCGACTCGCTCCACCCTGCAAGCTGCATTTCACCCGTAAATGTTGATTTAATGGTCATACCGTTCCAATCAATCGTTTAGCTTCAATTAATTCATCAATAAGCCGTTTGACCCATCTCGCCCCGCCGCGCTCAATGTAGCCGGCGTGCTGGGCTTTTGTTGGTGTTGTGCCTTTCATTTGATGCACCCAATCGCACGCAAGGCGGCTTCTGGCCCATCTACTACCGCCCACGGATATCCCGCCCAGCGTTCAAAAAATGCCTGTTGTGCAAGTGTTGGCTTTTGTGCGGACTTAACCTTACCGCCGTCTTTAACCTCAATGAGCATAAATTGGCCGCGTATGCCCACAAGCAAATCTAGGGGCTTGCCAACAACATCCACAGTCGCACCAGCGGCACGCAATGCGCTGATTACCGCTGTCTGGTTTGCGTCCACTCGTAGGGCGTAGCGGGTCATTTATTCGCCTCCAAGCTAAAAGTCTCAGACTCACCAGTTTCTTTAACAGTAAGGGTCACATCTGTAATAAGCCCAGGCTTCGAATCGTCACACCAAACCATTGATGGAGACTCAAGGGGCACACCTTTTAAAGTCTGCATAAAAAAGTAATAAGTCATAAAGTCGGGCAAAAATCGCTCAAACTGGTCAGGGCTTAATGCAACGATGTCAGCGACCGTGACAATTTCAAATTTATTTAACGCGCTCATTACGCTTGCTCTCCATCGGCTTTTTGGCCTGAAATTTCATGGCCTTAATTGCAACGTCCAGTGCCAAACCGACCTCTTTGGGGTCAAGCATCGGCAAGTCATCCCCCCCCAGCCCGCGCCGCCATTTTTGATGATGCGTGAGTATTTCAAGGGCTTTTTCTTCAGTCATTTTTTCACCTCAAAGAACTCATCGACACCCGCCATGCGTTCACGTTCGCACAAATTTGAGCCAGCCGCCCACGTCACAACATCAGGGCTTTTTTCGTTTATGAATTGCATCAACGCATACCACTCTGCTCTGTACGGTTTTTTGTCGTTTGTAGTGAAATGCTCCTCCCCCAGCCACCTCAACAAATCACGCGCGATGTTTTTCTGCATTTGGCCGGGCAAGCCGCTCCAATTGCTTTTAATGAAATTAATGCCACAGCCTGCCGCATAAGTGCCGCTGCCCATGCACGCCCGCAGGCCGCATAAAAGCACGACTCGCACATCAATAGTCTCATCAGTTAGTTCGATTTTCATTTTTTAGCTTCCGTTTGAAGCGGCTGAACCGCCATTGTTTTGGCCTTCGCCAGCTCGCGCACATCCTGCTCGTTGTGCCCCTGCGCTATCGCCTCGGTCAGTACCGCCCGGCGGCGTGCCGTTATCTGTTCCGTTGTCGGCGTGCGCAACTTGCCCAGCCGCTGTATCAGTCGCGCCGCGCAATATTTGCAGCTGGGACTGTTGTATTGCGGCCAGCAGCCTTGCGTTATCGTTGCGGTTTGGCAGTCTGTGCAGGTCATTCATACGGCCTCCGCAAACATATCAAAATTGATATTTGTCTCAGTCATGCAATGTGGACTGCACCAGATGGTTTCGCTTGCGCTATTTGCCACGGCCTCGTCTGTCCGCGCATAACCCTTGCGTGCCGTCCATTTACGGGCATGCCAGCCGTGGGCTAGTAATTCGTCATGCTCCCCTGCATGGCCGCATAAAACGACTCTGAGCAGCTTGTTTTGACCATTTTCCGCACACCATGCACGCACCTCGTCAGCCAATGCGCCGCCCGTGCCTTTCGCCGTGTAATCCATTGCGCCTTTGGTGTATGGCGGGTCAAGAAATACAGCCGTAAGGCCGTGGCGCGTTGTTACGGCATCCTTGACAACCCGGCTCCAATCGCCGCAAGTTACGCGGGTGTCGCGCAATACGTCATGCAGTTTTGAAAACCATTCGCTGATGTAGGCCGTCCGGGGATGTTCGCCCCGCCCTGCATCGCCTAAATGCGGGAGCGAACGGTTGATGCCCTGCCCTGCATTGCCTAAATGCGGGATCTGGCTTCGCACCCCGCCCTTGCCCGTGCGTTTGATAAATTGCCCATCAACCAGCACCCACGGCCCATCACCACCACACCAGCTGTCGCCAATCCAATTACATGCGCCCCAGCACCACCACCCAGCGATTTTCAGGTCGTACCATTCAGGGTCGGCGTGTAGCTTGTCGGTAAGGGCTGCAGCCTCGCGCACCAGCCATGAATGCCGGGCAAATAAATCAGTTTCATTGCAAGGCCAGTCAGCGTAATCAGCCACGCCTTGCGGCTCTTTTGCAATGGCACGCCAAAAGTTAGCCACAAAGCCGTCAGCATCGTTTATCGTGCTGATGCGCTTGCCCGTAGGGGCTGATAGCAGCATGGCGGCGCTGCCTGCAAATGGTTCGACGTAGTTATTTACATTGCCAAATGCCTGCCATACCTTTTCAGCGGCGTTTGCTTTGCCGCCAAACCAAGGGAACGGCGCCGCTAATGTTCCGGCGATTGATTTCATGCATTCACCATTGGCGAAAGCAGCGAAGTAATGTCGCCACAAATCACAAGAGCTAAATTAATCTCTGCGCGTGTCGGTGTTTTGTCACCAGCACGGACGCGGTTTAGGATTTCACTGGCTTGGGTTTTGGTCATGCTGGGATTCCTTGTTGATTAAATTCACGATCAAGGCGAATCAGTGTTTTTGCTTCATCACCACCAGCCAAGCCGATAGCTTGGGCAATAAGCTGCTTTAACAGCGGCAGGCCAATAAGCGGCTCTTTCTTTGCTGGTGTTGGTGTAATTGCCAACAATGCAGATTCACGGGCTGCTTTTGACCTTTGGGCGCGTAGCTCTGCGCTCATGGGAATTGCTACCGGGTGCTGATACGCCTGACGCGGGGCGCAAGCCTTGCACAGTGCCACGAATTGCGGCAACGTGGGCGGGTACTCAGGGTGAGCGTCCATCGTGCGGCTAAGGGCGGTTTTGACTGTTGCTAGGTCAAAATCTCGCAGTCCGTGCGACCAGATGGCGCGTGCGCTTACAACACCCTGATCTACACCGCTTGCGTCGGCCTGCCCGTTGACAAACTTGGACAAAAAAAGATTGCCGTAAAAGCCGTGAAAAACCTTGAATACGTTGTTTGCAATACCCTGCGTGGTTTCGGCTGCTTGAGGCTTAAAGTCCTCGATGTTTGGCGAAATAAGTTTAAGCATTGATCGTCCTTGATTCGTCGTCACCCCAAATGGCTTTTGCAGCCCCGGCGTATTTGCTTGCGTTTGATTTTGACGCTACTGACGTAGCGCGTTCGAAGTCGTTACGAAGCCAGTTGCGCCAAGTGGCAGGCCAATCCGTGATGGCATTTTTAAACGTGTGATCGCGAAACTTTGCTGTTGCGCGGTCAACATCGACATTAGGGCATTCAGCTTTCGCCCACTCCCGCATTTCGGATGTAACTTTAAAATCAACCGGGCATTTTTTCGCTGGGCGTTTGGTTGCCACAACACCGTTAGGTGTTGTATTAATCTCTTCTCTTCTCTTCTCTTCTCTAGACCGCTTTTTGTCCGCAACTAATGCGGACATTTCCGGGACATCTCTTGCAATCCTTTTGCGCTGGGTTTCAGTTGCCCGGCGCTTGGCAGATTGACCGTTATGCTCGTCGAACCTAGGCGTAGCAAGGCTTTCACCGTTTTCTTCAAGCCAGCCAACCTTAATCATTGCGGCGCAAAACCCCGGCCATCCGATGTAATCGTCAAGGGCGCTTGATGTGTAACCGTCAAGAGTGCCGTCAATTGAATGCGCGTCAAACAAACACCAGACCGCATGAAGTCCGCCAATTACGCGCAGCTTGTCCGCTTGCAATGCGGACACAATGCGGACAACTTTCGGATGCGTCAACAAATCGGCGCGCATCTTAATCCAGTCACCCGCCATTTTTTACCTCTCGCTTTGCGCGCTCTGCAATAGCCTGCTCCATGCGGATTTTGTATTGATCGGCCTCGCCTCGGTCTGCAAAGCAGCCAGACAGCTCGTATTGCATCAATGCGGTAGCCATCAAAGAACCAGATTCTTTAATGTGCTGCTCTAATTCTTCAATTGTCATTTTTCTACACCAAGTCTCACCTAAAAAAAGAAGCACTGGCAGGCGGGTGAGTTCGCTTTTCGAAAGGGTAATTACTCCCCTTCTAGCCAGGTTCTAAATCACAATATTACACGATTTTCAATGCGTGTCAAGCTGCAACCCAACCCAAAGTCAAAGTTCCATTACCTAATGTGCGTCGAAACGGAACATCACAGCGGCTGATATAGCCGTCCTTTGCGGCTTGAGTAAATATCTTGCCCCAGTGCCGTAATTCCGGGGGGGCAATGCCAGCCTTAATCGCAGCAAGTGTTACTTCCTCAGAGCAAAAAGGCCGGCCTTTTGTTTTGCGTACAAACTTCAATAAAAAACCGTAGCCATCTTTATCAAAATTAGTCATGCTGTCACCTCTTTTTGTTTACGGCTCTTTTTCGCAGGTAATGCGGCACCGATAGAGTCCAGGCCATACGCCGTCGCCATAATGTTTTTAAAACCAGCTTTGTCTCGCACACCTGTAGCAAATGCGTCCATCGTCATCTCTTGCCTGGCAAACTTTGCAGAGTAAAAAAACACATCAGACAAGGCCTGCAGTGCGGTGTCGTGCTCATATCGTTTGATACGTGCGGCCTCGCACTCCTCGCGAAGTTCTTGCAATGTGCTGAACCACAATTCAAGCTGGTAAGCAGCGCAGCGCAGGTCTTTGATGTCAGCGTTTGAAACCATGCCAGTTGCAGCCAAGCGGTCGGCCAGCTCTGAAATGGTTTCCCAATGTGGCTTAGTCATACATACCCTATCGATTGAATGTTTATGTTCATGCTGCCTCCGGTTATTTACGGTCAAGTTCTTGCCGCTCTAGTTTCATTTGTTCGTAGCCTTCGAAGTAAAAGATAACAGCGTCAAAAGTGGGAAGCGTCACGACCCAAGTGCCCTGCACATACGGCTTGCGATTAGCAATCACTCGGATGTCATCGAAGATCTGCAGTAAGAACCCATTGCGCTCGGCCATTTCTTGCGCAATTTCAATTTGGCGTTTTGTCTGTAGCGGTGTCATACATACCCTCTCGATTGAAGGTTTATGTAGTCATTAGCATCATGCAAGTTAAGCAGACGCGCCGCCTCGTAAATGTCTTCAATTTTTACGCCCTTTTTTGGGGCCGAACGCTGCACAAGGCTTTTCAACCTGTTAAAAGCATGGTACACACCCATATCAGCCAATTGCTCGGCATCATAAGCGGCCTCGCTTAAATAAATGCGTCCCGGCGTAGCATAGCCTTTGCTATCACCCCAGCCTGTCTGAATATCAAAGCGGTAAAAGTTTGACAGATATACCCACTTGCGACCAACCTTTGTAACAGTCACAAGTTGATTAGTTCCTGAATCGCTTTGGCCGTGACTTGTCGCGCCAATTCGTCTGGCTAATGCTAGGTCTGACCAAACCCAAAACAGCTCTTGTCCAACAATAAATGTCATATCAATCCTTCCGTGGATCCACTGTGCTGACGCTTTGCCCGAGTGGCTTCACAATTTCGATAAAGCCAATGCAGCCGTACGCCGCGTCAGACGTGTAGATACGGTCGCCAGTGCCTTTGTCGGTGAAGCGCTGGCACTGGGTAGCCCGGTCGCAGTTCGTGCCTGTGCAGCGGCTGTAGTCGTTGGGCAGCATGGCTTGCTGTTTTAACATTTTTCACTCCTCAGTTGGTTTAATAAAAGATTCGCCACCAGCAAGAACCAGCGCCTCTAGCAGCAGGGCTATGGTTGCGGCATCTTGATCTTGCGGAGGTGCATATTCGCGTGCAAGCGTCCTGGCGCTGTGGTAAAGCAGTAAGCCGCTAGCCTGCTCGTGTTGTGTGTAGGTGTTCATGCGCTAAATTATCAAAATAATTTATTTAATGTCAACTAGGGAAAACCCCTAGATACTTTTTTTGAATTGTTGGCAAAATTATTCCAAGTCGCAGCAATCGCAGCGGCATAACAGGAGCAGAGCAAATGATTACTAAAAGCAAACAAGTATGGGCAGTTGGCGAAATGGTCAAAGTCGGCTTCATGTCTTTGCGCGTCATGGCTACCCAGGAAACCCCTGGCGATTACAAACCAGACGCATACATCCTTGCAAACGCAAAGGCTGACAAGTTCTACCGCTTTGTGCCTCACAACGGCATTGAAGGCGGCTTTGACAGCATGTCAGCAGCACTCGCCGCCTAACCCACAGGAGCAGCAATGAAAATGCAAATCGTAAGCCGCTGGGACACCAGCAAAGTTTTGTTTGAATGCGAAGTGCCGGACGATGTGCCGAGCGGCTTGGCAATGCGCTACGCGCTTGAAAAAGCGGTTGCACAACGTCCGCGTCGTTATCTGAGTGACGCTGATTTGCGTGGCGCTAATCTGCGTGAAGCTAATCTGAATGGCGTTGATCTGCGTGGCGCTGATCTGAGTGACGCTGATCTGAGTGACGCTGATTTGCGTAATGCTGATCTGCGTCGCGTTGATCTGAGTGGCGTTGATTTGCGTAATGCTGTTCTGAGTTACGCTAATCTGCGTGACGCTGATTTGCGTGGCGCTAATCTGCGTGAAGCTAATCTGCGTGATGCTAATCTGCATGGCGCTGATCTGAGTGACGCTGATATGAGGGGTGCTGATATGAGGGGTGCTAATCTGCGTGATGCTGATCTGCGTGGCGTTGATCTGAGTGACGCTGATTTGCGTGGCACTGTTCTGAGTTACGCTGGCCTGCGTGGTGCTGATCTGCGTGATGTTGATCTGAGTGGCGCTTACCTGAGTGGCGCTTACCTGCGTGGTGCTGGCGGCGAACAACTACAACGCGCCACACCAGAGCAAGCGATCGAAAACTTGGACAAGGTGCGCGAGATTGTTTTAGCCGACGAGGCACGGCTAAACATGTATCACTGGCACGGCGATGACGAATGGCGCAACCGTACATGCGCCGAGGAAACGCTTTGCCGCACTACTCACTGTATGGCTGGCTGGCTGCAAGTTTGCACAACCGAGCAGGCGCTCAAAGGCGTTCCCGCGGACTTGGCCGGAGCGCTGGCCGCACCAATTGCAGCAAAGATGTTTTACTGCGACAACGCCGAGGCTCTTGAGTGGTTGCGTGATCGCAAGTATGTGGCTGAAACCGAGGCATACAAAAAGCGCGGCGCAGAACTCAAAGCAAGGCGTGAAGCTGCACAGGAGCGGCAATGAAAATGCAAATCGTAAGCCGCTGGGACACCAGCAAAGTATTATTTGAATGCGAAGTACCGGCTGATGTGCCGAGCGGCTTCGCAATGCGCTACGCCCTTGAAAGGGCGGCGGCACAACGTCCGCGTCTTGATCTGGTTGGCGCTGATCTGCGTGGCGCTGATCTGGGTGGTGCTGCGAAGGCCGCATTATGAACACGCCAGCACCAAGCCCAAAGCTGTCGCCAAAGCAGCTTATTGCTTTCTTGCACGACCAGCACGCGCACTATGCAGATGACCCAATCTGCAACTATATGTCATGGTCAATCGAGGATTGGGCAGACCAATTGTCTAAGGCTGAAAAAGACCTGAAAGACGCACAAGTCGAGGCCGCATTCCTTGAGCAGCAGCAAGAGCGCCGCCGCTATCCAGAGCGCCTTGAGCTTGATGCTCGGTATGGGATGGCAGCATGAACTACGACACCTCCCGCCGCTACCCCCGCACCCTGGCCGATGCGTTTCCATCAGACCGCGCAAGCTGTACCGAAGGCTGGCGGCGTCCCAATGCTGACCGCCCGGTTGTCATTGCTTGTGTGATTATTTTGATTATTTTTGCAATTTGCTATGGAGTGCAGCCATGAACGACAACTACCAAGCCGCCATGAACGCGCCTATTAAACAAACCAACGATGACGGCACAGAAAGCGAACAAGGCGAACTTGTGGTTACTGCTTTAGGCGCGGCTTGTATTGCAGTTGGCCTTGTCGTGCTCTGCATTGTTGCAGGTTTTATTGCGGCGCATTTCGCATGAAAGCCGCTCGGGGATATCACCCGCTTGGCTTGCCCTATTGTCTAAAGTTTTTTAATTGAAAGAAAATTATGTGCAATTTTTTTAATGCGCTGCGCTGGTCAATCCAGTGCGGATTCAATTCAGCAATTGAGCGGTATCGGTTTATCAGGCACATGCAGCGCGGTGGCAACCCCGACGTTTTGGATTTTTAAATAGGTTTACTGGCTACCTTAAAGCCAGTTATTTAAGCAGGAGCATTTAGCATGATTCTTTCAGACAGTGGCGGCACATCATTTCAACAACCACCAACAGGCTCACACGCCGCCCGGTGCATTTCAATCATCGACCTTGGCACGCAGCGATCGACCTACGAAGGCGAAGCGCAGATTAAGCGGCAGGTTGTTTTGCGGTGGGAGCTTGGCAACGAGCTTATGCAGGACGGCGAACATGAAGGCAAGCCGTTCACAGTGAGCCGCTTTTACACGGCAAGTCTGCATGAAAAAGCAGTTTTACGCAAAGATTTGGCCTCGTGGCGTGGGCGTGATTTCAGCGCTGACGAGCTGAAAGGCTTTGACCTCAAAAGCATTTTGGGTAAGCCCTGCATGTTGGCTGTTGGCCTTACTGAAAAAGGCAAGGTAAAAGTTACCTCCGTCATGGGATTACCCAAAGGCATGGCTGCTGCACCGCAGATCAATCCGACTTTTTATTTCACGCTTGATGGTGACCAGTACAGCGAGAAAGACTTTGAGTCGCTTTCAAAAGGCTTTAAAGAAATGGTGACGGCATCACCCGAATATCAAGCCATCCAGCGCAGTAAAACGGGTGCGCCATCAAACAAAAAAGACGATGCAGCACCCGCCGCCAAACCAAGGTCAGGTTTTGACGATATGGACGATGATATACCTTTTTAGGGAAGAATATGACAGCCCTTTACAACATCAGCAACGAATATATAAAGCTAGCCGAAACGCTGGCAGACGGTGATTTTGACCTTGCCACGATTGACGACACTATCGAGGCCAGCGGCATTGTTGACGAATTCAAAGACAAGGCTCAGGCGCTTGAATTTGTTGCACGCGGGGCAACCGCCCATGATGGCGCAATTGATGCAGAGATAGCCCGTTTGACAGGCCTGAAAGCACGCCGCGCTGCTGTAGCGGCTGGTGTACGCAAGTATTTGTTGGACAACATGCAACGCACTGGCATTACAAAGATTGAATGCCCACTGTTTGCCATCAGCATTCAAAACAACCCGGTAGCCGTGGAGGTGTTTGACCCGCTCAGTTTGCCAAAAGAACTGTGGCGCACACCAGAGCCAAAACCGCCCGTGGCTGCACCTGATAAAGCACGCATCAAAGAAGCGTTGCAAGCTGGTGACGATGTTCCAGGCGCAAAGCTGGTGCAGTCTCAGCGTCTGGTGATTAAGTAAGTTTTACGCCAGTAAAAGCCACACACCATTGTTTTGGTTAATTCTTTAATGTGTGGCCGACAGGGTAGTAGCTGTCACTGGCACCTTTTGTAAGCAAAGCGTAAGAATCAAAGCGCACCATTCAACCATGCAAATCACACCAGACCAGTGCCGACTAATCATGCTATTGGCAGAGCTGTGCATTAAGCACAATCTTTTGCCGACGGATGAATATTTAGAGGCACTGGAGTTGATGGAGTTTGTACAAATTAACCGTGGGAACGATATGACCGATAAAACAGTACAGGCTACGCCTGAGTTGCCAGTCAGCCAGCAACTGCTAAATCTTGTAGAAGCACAGGCGCAAGACGGCGGGTTGTGGTTTGAGGCCAAGACAGCGCCAGAGGCTTATTTGCAGCAGGAGTTGCGAAAGTTGCACGCAGCAATCGAGGCACGCGCCATACAGGCTATGCCTGAATTGCCTGAGTTGCCAGTAGTGGCGTGGCTTACTGGAGCAGGTATTTTGACAAGCAACTTTTTTTACAAAGAAAGCTGGATCCCGAAGCCAGTAGACCAACCGCTCTGCAAAGTTTCAGATGCCCTCACCTACGCAGAATCACTGCGCGTAAAGTTTGAGGCGGCAAGGGCTGCGAAAGTATTTTATCCATCTATTGATGCGAAAGTAGCGCGGCTTGTCCGCGAAATTGACGCGCTGCTTTTTCATGTAGAGCGCGGCGAAATCGAGCTCGCACACAAGAAACTTACTTATATTGAATCCATCCTGCGCGCCGAGCTATCAGCAGCGCAAGCAGAGCCAGTTTATGTTCAGGTTCGCCATAAAACAGAATACGGCATGAGTGAGTGGGGTGTGCCGCTTGACCCTAAAGAGCAGCATTCCACATGGGCTGATGGCGTTGAAATGCGCTTGCTCTACACCACACCACCATCCACCAGCCACCAAAAAGTAGCGCGGCTGGAAAAATCTCACGAACTGGCAAGGCGGCTTTTGACTGTTGCTACATGGGCGGCTGGAAAAATCATTGTCGAAAGAAAACGCGGCGCGTCAACTGCCCCGCACGCCGAAGTCGATGCACTGGTTTGCGCCAACGAAAGCATCCGGTCATGGCTAATAACAACGGGCTGGAGCGGCTGCATTGAGAGCGCACCAACACTTGAGGAAATTGCTGCCATAGCCAGCACCAAGCCAGGGGCCACCCCATGATCGACAAAAGTGATGCCGAAAGGCTGGCGATGGCTAAAGCCTTTGACATCGTGATCGCGTGGCTACAGCACAAAGGTACGGCGGCCAATGTCTCGGAGCTTGCCAGCATGTGTGAGTTTGTGGTTTTCGTCCAGACACACAATCCAGATGCCCCGCAACCAGCAGCCACACTCAAAGCAGCGCTGGGGTGGCGGGATATTGCTGATCGCCCAAAAGACGGAACTAAATATTGGGCAACTGACGGCGAAAATCAGTTTACAGAAAACCAGCCGCCAGGTCACTTCCCCGGACGATGGGACTGGTTTGAAGAAGAACAGTACTGGGGCGGCTCAATATCAACCTACAAAGCCACCCATTTCATGCCACTTCCTGCACCACCAGCACCAGGGGGTGACAAATGAGCGTATTCATAACTCTTGGCGATATTATTTCTTTTGCCTTGGCTGCAATTTTTGGCCTAATTTTGCTGGTGATTTATTTTCTCATTTGGTGGGCACAATGGCGCTGCAAACATGATGGCGATTTTGGCGAGACTCAAGCCTGTGATGCTATTTGTCATCAGTGCGGCAAAAATCTCGGCTTTATTGGAACAGTCCGAGCAAAACGCGCTGCCGCAGCCATTGGTAAATCTGAGAGGGGGGAGTGATGGCTGAATATCGCACAGGACTTGCGCCGACCACATACAACCCACGCACGGACACCTATGACACGTCAGATGGCACGGCAGTAGGCGCAGAACTGATTCATGGCGCAAAGAACATAGAAGATGTATTTTGGATTGCAACCATCAGAGAACAGCAACGCAAAGCCATCAGAGAACAGCAACGCAAACCAGCCAATCAAGGAGCCGACAAATGACAGACAAACAATTATTGATTGATGCGGCTAAGGCTGCGGGGATTAATCTTGAGTGGGACGGCCACCCTGACAAATGGCAACCCATGTTTTACCAGGGTAAGACATATCACGCATGGAATCCACTTGAGGACGATGGCGATCTATTCAGGCTTGCGCAAAAGCTCAATATCGTCATCGATTTCAATGAGGGTTTTGCAGAGCACTGGAGCACGCTGCGCCATCATTTTGGTGACAACGGCAGAACCGTCCACCATGCAGTGCTGCAAGTTGCCGCTGAAATTGGATTTACTGCTTAGGCCAAGCGGTTATTTGACAGACGGCGCGGCGGCCAGCATCGTGGTTTTGTTCTCGCTTTGGCGTGTCGTGCCAAACCAGAAAGCCATCACGCTTGTCCAGGCTGTACCCAAACTGCCCAGCATCAGCAGCAGCGCGTCAGATGAATCCGTGGTTAGCCAGCCTTTCATCATGCAGATAAGCACGCCCAAAAAGCCAACAGTCACGATAATAGACAAAGCCGCAGGAACTATGCTTGGGTTTGCCATTTGCAGCTTACGGGCGCTGTCACGGTCAGCCGCGGCGATTGCCTCCAAGTCCTTGATGTTGGCAAAACCGAGCGCCTTCATTTGCAGTTCAAAATTCTGGTCGGCTTCTTTTAGGGCCAAAAGTTGTTCAGGCGTTGCACCAGATACCGCGGCTTTGATTGCGTCGGTGGTTTTCTCGGTCAAGCCGAGGGCGTTTGCCGCGGCTGTTACTGCCATGCCGCCGAGTGGCCCACCCAAGGCCGTACCAATCCAAGGCGCGACGGTTTTAATGATTGCAGTAAAGTCCATGATTACCCCTTAATTGTCTTGCGCGGCATAGTCAAGCTGCCCGGCCACACGGTTAGCCCAGCCCTTGCCATAAGTTGGCCAGGTGCTCAGTGAGGTGTAAAACCTAATCCGATAGGCGTTAAATTTCAGCAGCAGGTCGTTCAACTCTGTGCGCTTTACAGCCGCCAAAGTCATCGGCCCAACATTGCCATCCTGCGCAACGCCGGCGGCGTATTGCAGCGCCTGCCGCGCCTTGCCCATCCCGGCGTTAACAGCAAAGTCCCACATTTGAAAAACTACAGGGGACGGCAATTCATCAGCAGAGATTTTCAGCCACCAGTCGCGGTAATAAATAGCTTTTGCGCCTTCAAGCGTCAGGTTCTTGATGTCAATGTCGCCGTAGGTGTTGGCTGCAATGCCGTACTTTGTGCCTTTGAGTTCGCCCACCTCCAACCGGCCACCGGTCCAGTTGCCAGGGTCGCGGCGGTCATCAGAATAAACCCCCTCATGGCCGATCAGCCGTTCAAATGCAGTATCAAAGTTCACGATTTTGAATCCTGTGTAACCTTTTCAACGTGTTTAACGCGCTGGTTTAGGTTTGCGACTTGGCCTAAAAGAAGCTGGTTCTGTGTTTCGCATTCGTGTTTTTGGTGAAGCAGCTCGTCAACCTGCAAGCGTAGTGCTTTAACCTGTTCAATCAGCGTTTGTACTTGTCGTTCTAACATTCCAATCACGCTTTTAGCGGCCTCGGTAACTGCTACATTTAGACTGCTTGCCGATATGTCCTCTTTGTCCCGGCGCATGAAGTGCCGAAAATAGACAAAGCCTGCAAGTATTGCCGCGCTTACCGTCCCCCACACTGTTGCGTCTTCTTTAAGCATTTTCGCCCTTTTGTTTTCTAATGTGCCAGCCTTTAAAGTCTTTGCCGTCAAGAAACTCAGCAACAAAACCAGCGATTTTGCGGCGGTATTCCCATTCGTGCGCGTCCTCGTTATAACGGCTGAATCTTTCTGTTACCAGCTCAAAAAAGGGGAACGACATACCCCAAACTTTGACCATGCGGAAAGAATACCACGGGCGCGGGTCAGCACAGATAGCAGGCAACCATAGTGCGTTGTATGCACCGTCAAGAACAATCACGGGGACGGCTAGAGCTGTATCGAGTTGGACAACATGGGGCAATGACCTTTGTTCAATGCCAGCCCTTTGCGCGGCCATTACAAAGCCGTAGCCGTAGTAAAGAACGGGAGGTATGAGGATGTGACCGAGCATCCAGGCTGACAGAATCCAAAGCGGCCAAGTCATGGGATTAACGCTCGTAGCGGTCTGACAGCTTGCTCTAAGTCGTACAGAGCTTTATAGTTTGCATCGTTTGCCAACAGCCAGGTTTGCGCCTGCGCCCGTGTACAGGTTAGCCCTGCATCACTGGCTTTGCGAACTGCAATATCAATACTGGCCTCAAGTGCAACCAATCGCGTACCGCGTGCCATGTGGTCAGCAGCAGCGGCTTCTAAAGCGCGGATTTCTTGCAAAGGTGTTAGCGTCCCCACGTTTACCCGTGAGGCCTTTATCGTAGCAACCTCAGCCTCTGTAATCTCAACGCAACCCGCTGGCAAACTTGGCTCAAATTCTTTTGAATCAAGCCGATAAGTGTTGTCTGAAGGGTCTTTGTAATAAAACATTTTTAGTCCTTAGCCAAAAATTGCAAAACGCATTCTGGTAAATCCGTTGGTGTATGCGCCAGCGCCGTCTGTAGCGACAACATTAAAAGTTGTTGTCGTTGGCGCGCCCTCAGGCCCGTAACCACCCAGCGCGGATGTGTTTTTCTCATTTCCGCCAGAAACTACGGCATAGCTTGCGCTTGGCATGGCGGTCGTCAAATTGACGGTGTATTGGCCTGTGCCAGTTCTGGTGACGTTGGTGACGTTGCCGCCAGCAGTGGGCGCGTTTGTGCCGGCCAGTGAGCCGTCAAACACTACCCAGGCGCGGCAGCCGTAAATTGGTGCTGAGCCTGTTTGTGCGCCTGAAAGCTTAGGGGCGGTGATTGAACCGTCTGCAATAACCAATGCAGCGCCTGATGCACGCTGATACTGAACAATATTCCATCCGTTACCAGCGAGATTTGGATATGCAGCACACGTATCACCAGCAGCAGTTGTGATGTTAGCCGCGCCGGGTAAATTCAGCGTTGTCGCATTGTGGGTCAGCAGCAAAGCGCCAGCAAAGCGTATGTATCGTGGCCCGTTGTAGTTTGTGCCAAATGATGTAATGCCAGTTGTGCCAGATATTTCAACTGCTACGCTGTTTTGACCACCAATATCAACCGTAGCTGCTGACGGCAGTGACGCTGGGGCGCCTTGGCTAAATAGCTGCTGAAACCGCAAAGAATCACCCGAAACAGTACCCGCGCCCAGCCCGGTTAGTTTGTTGCTAGCCATTGGCAGATTGGCGCTTGGGGGCGATTGGCCGTCCCGGGTGATAGCGTTTGTCAGGCCGGCCGCAATGTCTGTCATTGTGGCGTTAAACGCGGTGGAACTAATGACAGTCCCGGTGATAACCGGATTCCCCGGCGTGTAGGGTGAAAACGACCCTGATCCGTTAAATGGCATGTTTGTATCCTTGTGACTACTGGTTACTGGGCTTAGAATGCGAGAATGGATACTCTTTATTCTGCTATCGGCTTTGCGATTGCATTTGCAGCACGCAACTGGGTTTGGTGGTTGCTTTTGTCAACCAGTTTATGGCTTGGTCGAAAATTTTTACCCCCAAAACTTGGGTCATTGATTTTCGGCCATTACTGGGTTAAGAAGCATTCTCTGCGCAAGCGCGGCGGCTAATGCTTTTGCGGCTGGTGTAGCTGCTTTACTTGTTTGATCTGCTAACAATGCAGCCGTTGGATTGTTTGCAATAAATCGCGGATAAGCCGTCATCATTGGTGATGTTGTTGCTTTTGCCGCCGTGTAAGCCAATGGAGCACGAATCAACGAAGACAAAATATCTGCTGTTGCCTCACGCTCGTAAGTGGGTGAACCTGCTTTAAGCGGCTTCATGTTTTCGCCTATTTTGGCAATGTCATAAAGCGGATTACCTTCAAGCTTGCCCTGACGGAAAGCGGAGGGATTGTTGTTTCGTAGAGCAGCGGCCAATCGAGCAGGGCTTACATTGCCACCTTCGGCAACCATGCCCTTTTCAAGCGTTTTAAGATTAGCGTATTGCGGACGCACTTCTCGCAGCGCCTTGGCTAATGCCTCGTTACCAGATGCTTTAAGAGATTGTTCTGCTGAATCGTCAAGCGCACCTAATAGCTTGCCGTAGAGGGCCTTGTTCGTACCTGTTGCACCAAATGCTTGATCTGATAATCCAGACCGCGTTAACTGATAGGTTTCGCCATCAATCTTGCCGCTATTTTGAGCAAGCATTTTGGCCTGTTTTGCAATTTCTGTAAGCGCCGGGTCGCGCTGGGCGGCTATTTGCCTGCTTTGGGTTTTTAACAACTCGTCTGCTATTTCCCCGACTTTTGGCGAAATAGCAATTTGTTTGCCGGGTAGGTCTTTGATTTCTTGAAAAGTTTTCCCCAGGCGAGTTGCAGCGTCAGAAAATACTTGCGGAGTCATTTCGTCCGCAGTTTCGCCAATACTTTGTGCGGCTCTACGGTTTACGGCATTTTGATTGGCTTGTGCAAAATCTTGCATGACGCCAGCGCCGCCAGGAGTGCGTGCTGCAACGTCCTCAATGCGCGCCATCAGCGGGCTACCTGTTACCTCAGAGATTCTCGGTCGATACCCCATTGCAATTGCAGCTTTTAACGCCGCACGCTGTCCGCTTGATAGCATTTTGCCGGCTACAGGGGAAATAAGATTAGCTACTTTTTGACCAACAGCACCACCAATAAGGGTAGAACCAGCGCCAACCACGCCGCGTGATGCGCGTTCTTCTGGAGAACCGTATTTAAGAGCCTCCATACCTCCAGTTACTGCAGCTGATGGTAAAAGCCCGGCCAACCCTGTTGCCATAATAGAAGGAACAGCCTCCCCTGCACCAGTAGCTATTGGTCGAGCGGCTTTTAAACCAGCGTACATCGAATCTTTTTGCGCCTCTAATTCTGCTTGTTTCTCGCGCTCTTGTTTTGCTGCATTTGCAAAACTTTCAGGCGCGAACCTTTCAACGCCCGCAAGAGTCAGGTCTTTTAGACCCATTGCCATTTTGTCAAACCCTTGTCCTGCTGCAACCGCTAACGTATCGCCTAGCCCCATGCCCTCAGCCGCCGCCTTTGATGCCTCCGCAGAAACATTGTTAGACTGCTTTTTGGGTTGTGCTGGTTTGGTCTGTTCTCGAGCCGCTTTGTACGCTGACGCAACCGTTTCAAACTCAGGAGAACCCTGTTTGTCTTGGTTGTCAACTATCCATTGCGCGTACTTTTCGGCACTCATTTTTTACCCCGGTTAAGGATAGCGTCAGCGTCATTAAAAACGCGATTGCCTTGGGGCATTGGTTTTGCGCTTGCGGGATCGGGTGCGCCAGTCACTGCGGCTGGCTCGTCAAAATTAAACTCCTGACCCACCGTCCCCATTGTCGGATTGTTTTTCAACCTGTCTGCTACTGCCTTGCCTTTGCTGATAGATGCACGGCCAGCGCGTTCGTTCATATCTGCAAGGTCGCGCAATGTACTGGCGTTGACCTCCAAATTACCAGACTTGGCACGCTCCAAGAATGCGCGGTCTTTGTCGGTAAAGCCTTGCCCACCACCCAATCCAGATGTTTTGATAGCGTCCAGCGTAGAACTGGCAAGCAAGCCCGCAAGAGTTTCAGTGTTTTGAACTTGCTTGCCGTCAATAATACCTGCTGTAGTCAGTGCTTTGTTAAGCGCTAACCGAGCCTCTGCGCCCGTGCCCGTGATCGGGTTTTTGTCAAGATAGGATTTGATGCTTTGCGCGTTTCTGATACGGTCGCCAGCGGCACGCGCCGCGTCTATAGTTGCTAAGTCAGATGCTGCTAGTCCTTTGGCAATTTCGCCTGCATAGCCTTTTTCCGTGTTTACGCTAACATTCGATGCGCCAGCTCTTGCGATTCCAGATTTAACGCCCACCAGCGGAGCATTAGGGATAAAGCCGCCTTTGCCATCGCTAACCAAAAGGTCTTTATATGGGTTGCCTGTCATTTCAAGCGGCGCAACACCTGACGGCCTGTCGCCAAACTTTGTAACAGGCACTTTTTGCCCGCCTACGTCTTGGAAAGTCACCTCGTCGCGCCCGTAGTTCCTAGACTCGTAGTATTGTTTGACCATCTCAGGCGGCACACCCGCTGCAATAGCTTGCTGTGGCCCTGGTGCGCTTTGAAGCACGGCCATCATGCGCTGCTGTTGCGCCTGTGCCTGCGCCTGCTTCGCCTGCTCTTGCGCCATCTGCAATTGACCTTGCGTGCCCATTTGTTGTAGTCCGGGCGTTCTAGCACTTGCCGCGTACTGGTAAGCAGCGTTAATGTCGCCAGGAACTGCAGCTTTTTGCGCGACTGGCATGGCGTTGCCCTCGTCGTCGTTCTGTGTCAGTGGCTGAATATCACGCGCTGCCTCACCGCTTAGCAGTTTGGTGAATTGCCCCATTTCCTCGGACTGACGGCCACGCACAGCCTCTGCAAGTGCTTTCTGGCGTTCATCGGCTTGCCGTACACCTTGCCCACCTTGATAGGCGTTTAGGAGCTGTGCGAGGTTTTGTGTGATGCTAGGGGCTACATAATGGCCGCTTATCATCTGGCTTTGTGGTGCTTGGTCGCCCTTTTGCCGTAAAAGCTGGGCGTACTGGCGCTGGCGTTCAATGTTTTGCGCCTCGATTTGCTCATCAAATCCGGGCTGGAAGAAGTTAGCTTGTGCCATAAGTTACCTTAAAACATCTTGCCAATGCCAGAGCCGAGCATCCCGCCCATTGGCCCACCTAATGCCGAGCCAGCCAAGCCAAACAAGCCGCTTGTAAAGTTGTTATTACTTGCGTTTGCCGCATTGCTTGAGCCTAGCGCGTTGTTGTAGTTGCTATTTGCCGCTCTGAACTGTGAATTTGCAGCGCTGAGCATGTCGGCACCTTGCGTTGTGGTTTGCTGTGCGTAGCTGCCAAACGTGGGGTTAGTCACCTGTGAACCAGTACGCAAGGCGTTCAAGGCGTTCAAATCGCGGGTGTTGAAATACTGCTGCTCTTGAATACCCTGCTGGCGTGCCTGCTGGCCTGTGCTGATGCCTTGTAAGGCGGCTTGGCTGTACGCATCATTTTCCTGCCTGCCGATGTCGTCCAGTGCGTTTCTGTAGGCTTCCGAGCCTTGCTGAATACCTTGGTTGGCCAGGCGTGTTTCAGCACTTGCGCGGGAGCGGTCAAGCTGTGGCTGCATTCTGCGAAGGATTGCGTCTTGTGCCGTTTCGCCGGGGTTAAATGTGGGTTTAACCAGCTTGTAATCACCCCATCCTGCCGCCTGCTGTGCTGCAACCCGTGCCGTTGATTCGTCTTGCAGGTTTGCAAGCCCCTGGCTGGTTTTGTTGCTTTGATCGAGTAGCTTTTGGCCTTCAGGCGTTAAATTAATGCGCTGCGTCCATGGGTCGTAATCTGTCGCGCCGCGCTGCCATTCAAGCGAACCGTAAGGCGTGTACTGATTGGCACGATTCGCTACGGTTGCGTACTTTGCGGCCTCAAGGTTTCCCGCTGCCGTGGCATTGGCCGCGCCCGCATAGTCAGGTGCTGGCGGTGGTGGTGGTGGTGGTGGACTGCTGCTTTTACCCATGTGTTTACTCCAAAAATCGACACTGATTGCGTGTCATAGTGAGAATGCAAAAATCCCCTTTTGGGCCTGCGTCTTTGATAAGTGATTCGTCTGTGAAGCCGATGTTTCGGGTAAAGCGAAGACAAGCCGAGTTTTCGGAGTCAATCACACCCACTATTTTTTTAACCTTAGCCACGTTGAAGGCATAGCCGAACAACGCGCGTAGCCAAGCCTTTGACATTCGCTGTCCAGGCTCTAAGCCAACGTGAATCTGTAGCGAATTTCCGGTGTAGTTTTCAAAGAACACACCGCACACAATGCGGCCTTCTTTTTCAATCCCAAACCCGACACCACCGCCAAAATACTCACCGCCGCCCTGCGCTGCTACCCACTCGCAAACGCCTTTGCCCTGAACAATCAAAGTACGCCTGCGCCTTTTTCTGCAACGTAGTCCACCGACTGCCAGCGCAGTTGTGCCGAACTGGTTTGCACTTTGAGATACAAAGCCGCGCAATAACCAACGCCGCCGATGGTGTTCCAGTCTTTGCGAAGTGTTAGCCCACCCCCCCACACCGAGCCGTCCCATGTTGCAGCGTCCCATGTCGCGACGGCTGACGGGCTGAATGTTGGACTGCCTACGGGTTCCTGAATATCAAAATCTACGTTCAAGCGAAGCAAAACACCGACGCTTGGCGAGTCGGTTGTGATGATCGGTCGTGCCATCGTGTAACGCTTTTGGCTCATGCCGCCGTGATACTGAAACGACGGCAAAGCATTTCCTGTAATTGCTACGCCAGAATCATTTGCACCTATCCACGCCTTTACAACCTTACCCGCAGTGCCGTAATAAAGGGTTGACTGCGTTTGAACAAAACATGAAGCATTCCAGCCAATAAAGCGACACCACGACCCGCTCAGTGTGTTCATCACATACTGCTGACTACCGCCAAACACCGGGACATTTAAAATCAGCGCGTTCTTTTCAGCAAACCCTTGGAGCTGCCAGCCGTAGGACGATGCATAAGCCCCCGTTGCATCGCTCATTGCTTGCTGTATCTTGTCGGTAATGCTGACTTTGGTAGACACGCGAGACGATTGCAAAGCAGCCGACAAGGGCTGCACACCGTCACGGCAAATCAAAAGCAAATCTGAGCCGTACTTCATGAAGCAATTGCGGGTAACAGGCTCGCCAATGTCATACACACCGACTAAAACGAAGCCAGTTGCTGTAGAAGGGTCAATGCCGCGATACACAGCCACTTGGCCTTCAGACGTAATAAACACCGCATGGTCATCCATTCCAGACCCGCTGTCTATCGTCCAAGTACCCATCGCCATCAAGTAGCCGCCACGATTAAACAATGATGCAAAATCAATTGACTGTGCCGCGCCGCCAATTGAATCAACTGGCAAATACCAGACTTTCATCGTGTCATCTTGAGTAAACCAGATGCGCCGTGCGTACACATTAATGTGTGTCAATGTTGTAGTGGTCACGCCCGTAACCGCTGGAACGCTTGCCCCATCTACAGAAACCCATGTAGCGCCGTTCCACAATCGGGGTTTATCTACACCATTTACTGCGTATAGAAACGAACCGCCAGCGGTGGAGAAATTCACATATCGCCATTGCGCGTTAGCTAGGCCAGTCTGCACCGCTGCACCTACGGCACCCGCTGCGGTCACGTTGTAAATGTTCGTGCCGGCAGCAGCAAACATGGTAGTCGCCCCGGCTGGCGTGTTGTAGTCCATCAGCGTTTCCACCGTGCCAGTAATGCCGGTCACATGATCAACGGACCCGGGGCGCAGTGATACCTCAGTGGTCAGCGGGAAAAAGTTATCCAGAATCACCGCATCACGCGGCCCCATTTGCGCAATTGGGTCTTTTGCGTTCCAGCCACCTACCGGGGCGGGCATAGTAACAACCGAAGCTATGCGTTTTTTCATTTAAATAAAATTTAAAATAAAGGTTTGCCGCTATTACTAAACACTTTAATAAAATCTGCGCCTGAATTCCTAGCTTCTTGATAAGCCTTAAAAACACTTTTTCGAGCGTTCCGCGCGGCAACTTCTAATGGCGAGTTATACAATTCTTGCTCTTTGAGATACTGCGCTACTCTTGTGTCATAAGCCAATTGCTGTTCTGGAGTTACTTTTGCAAGCGAATTTAAATAATCGTCGTATTCGCCAATATTTAATCCAGAATCGTGGCTTCCCCGTATTTCTCGAACATATTGCGACTGCACAGGCCCTTTTGAGTGGTCAGAGAATCTAAATGGCGTGTTGTCAAAAACTCCCGCCCCTGTTACTGGGTTATGAACCTTCACATAAGAACTAGGCCCAGCGCGGCTCCCTGAATGCTCAACTGAGCCGCGTAAGCCTCGCGCCTTTAATGAATCTACAAAATCTTCTGCATGTTTTTTAACTGCGGCAACCTTCTCTGGCTGTGTAAAATAATCGGGGAAAGCAATCACGCCGGCCTGCTTGTTCATGGTTGCTGGTGCCGAGAGATTATCCATCGCACCCAAAGCACCACGCGCTATTTGCGGGGCAAAGTTAGTCGCCAGCGCAGGGCCAGCCATGCCCAATGTCTCGCCAATGATTCGAGGTGCGCCCATCGGCACATCGCGGGTCAATCCTTTGTCTGCCATCCATTGCGAGCCGCCTACGGGGTTTTGTGGCATGGGTAAGCCTATCCCCTTGAGTCCCATAGAAAGAAGGTCTACGGGGCCGCTGACATTGCTGGCAATGGCGTTAGAGGCGCTTTGTGCGGTGTCGCGCAGCAGGGCGGCGAGTTGTTTAGCTTTATCCATTTAAGCACCCGGCCAATTTCCGTCCGGAATATTTTCCGTGCTCAACAACACCGAGCCGCTACCCTGAGCCAGTGACAACGTAGGCGCTGATTTGTTTTGTGCTTGGCACGTTGCCAGCAGATTTTTATATGCATCGTCGTCGTATGCAAAGCCCTTGGCTTTATTCCAGCGAAGTTTTAAGCCTTCCACCATGAGTGAATCGTCAAACACGGCGCTATCGGTATCGACCGTGAACTTTTCTTTTGTCGTGCCTGCCAGTGCTGTAACCCAGTTCTTGCTGACGTACTCCATCGACAAGAGCGAAGCAGCGGACGGCGGCGGGTTAAGTTGTATCGTGTTGCCTGCAATCCTGAACCGCAAGCGAGGGCCAGCGTACACAATGCCGCTTTTGAAGTTCTGCCACTCTTGCGCCGACTTTGGGCCATTCAAAGGCCAGCGGTTTGTTCTGTCCCATTCGGTTTGTTCAATCTGCCGTAGCCAGTCTGCCGGCAGCGGGTAGTTGACTTGACCGAAGTTGATAGCAATGCCTACGCCTGTAGCCTCTGACGGCTGGTTAAGCGTGACCGTGCCTACACCTACAGAAATGATCTGGGAGAACGGCACAGCGCCTACAAAAGAAGCGCCCCAATTGGTTGTCAATCCCGTGGTGTTGGGGATGCCAGTCACCACCGCACTGCCTTGCGTCACGTTACCCGTGGTCACTAGCGTTGCGGTGGTCAGTAAATATTCTTTATTCAGCTCTTGCCAGACGAATTGGCGCGACAAGTCACGGCCAAAGCGATTCAGGAGGGCGAAAATCTGCTGGATTTGCGGATCAGTCGATGATGCTACTTGCGTAGGCGCGGCTATGCCGACCTCGTAGCACATCTGTTGCGTCAGTTCCAGCAGATTCATGGCTTATGCCTTCTTAATGTTGGTTGGGCGGCGAATTCGTATTTTTTGCTTTTGACCAAAAGGGTAGGTGATGCCGCAAGAGAGCGCGTCCACAATTTCCATAAAATCACACCAGAAGTTGTAAATCCGGTTCATGGTTTATGCCTCTTCGGTTTCTTTTGCAGGCCGACCGCGCTTAGGCTGTGCCATTTGCGCGATCTGCTCTTTAAGGGCTTCAATCTCGCCTTGCAAGCGGTCATTTTCAGCGGCTTGGCGCGTAACCAGTGCAGAGTCTTTCGCGGCTAATAGCCATGCTTTGGCCTTGCTGCGTAGTTCCATGTAACCCATCCCCATGCGCTTGCAGGTTGAATCAGACAATTCAGCCAGTTGCTCGACCGAGCGTATCTCAAAGAATTCGCATTCTTTAACCTGAGACTTGTTCACAACAGGCCACATCGATAGCGGCGTACCGTCAACTACATCTTTCATGCCTTTTTCAAACCGCTCGTATTGGCGGCGATACTCTTCTTTGTGTTGTGGCGTTGCAGGCGTTTCGATGATGGAAGTTGCATCACCTGGCACCATGATTCGCACGAATATGCGCTGCTCATAGACCGGGCGGCCTTCTTGTTCGCTCTTGAAAGGGATTTCAAGTGCGTCTTCATAAAATTCAACAAACAAATTGGCTGTAGAGTTGTCCACAGTAGTTCCTTTTAAAGTTGCCCCGGTTTAGCCCACCGGGGCGAAGGGCTTACGCTGAAAGAATAGCGAACCAGTTGGCCGAGCCTGTTCCCACGAACATAGCGCGACCACCAGCAGCGACTGAAAAGCCGCCAGTAGTAGCGGTCAAGGCGTTAATGCTTGCGCCGGTACTGGGGTACACCAGTACAGCGTTAGCGCCTGAGTTGATAACAACAACGGCTGAACCAGCCTCGGGAGCCATCAGGCGAACACCTGTTGACGCCGCAGCGGTAGTCACGCGGTTAATCGCGGCTGAGAGTCCTGTTGCGTCAGCATTGGTCGTGCCTGCGGCGGTTATGGTGTCAACCACATCGCCGCAGGCATTAACTGCTTGCTGTGCTGAGAACCCCGAACCCATAAGCCGGGTTGGAATTGCCATGCTTTACTCCTTAAACGCCAGCGCGTGAGAACCAGCCACGGTCACCCGAAGCCATCGCCACAGCAGGCGACAGGTAAGAACCACCGGAAGCAGTAGCCAGAAACGTGGTTGCGTTGACGGTGCAATCTGCATCGCTTGCGGAAATAACGGCGTTAGCTTGTGAATACACGTAAATACGGCCATTGGTGGCAAATACTTGCGTACCCAACTGAGGTGCATCCTCTGCGGTTGTGCCGACATCAGCCGCGTGGGTGATGGTATTGAGGTCAATGCCCTGAACGGGCGTAACTGTAAATGGTGATGCCATTTGAAACTCCTAAAAATGTGAATGAACAACAGGGCCGAAGCCCCATTGATTAGCCAGCGTGGAAAACGCCTTGGAACTGAGCGCCCGAGCAGGTCAAGTTGCCAGCCCAGCCGATCAACTTGGTTACAGCGTCTTGGTTGACAGAGGTGCGGTCACCGCCGATTGGCACGAAGTTGCGATCAGCGTGAGGACGGAAGTGCAAGAACTTTGTATTCATGAAGTACATGGTGTTGGCACTGATAGAGCCACCGATACCACCGTCAAGCACCACATCAGCGGCTTTACCCGTGCCCATGTATTTGAGCGAGGCGAAGCCAGCAGCAGCCATTTCTTCCGACGCTACGCGCTGGATAGCTTGCAGGCTTTCCAGGTACAGACGGTAATAGTTGTTGTCAGCCACGATCAAATCAGCCGAGTCAGTACCGCGAACCAGTTGGAGTGCCAAGCGGTTCATGTAAGACTGGATGTTTGCCGAGGTTGCAGCAGAGCCGCCGTTGGTCACAGCACCAAATGACGCATTGCGCCAGAAAGTCCAAGTGGCGCGGTTGATGTTGCCATAAGTGCCAGAGGTAGGCGCAACAGCGATAGCGGCCTGCAAACCTGTAATGTCCTTGCCACCGTTGCCAGTGCCGTTGGAATACAAACCAGCAGAAATGCGATCCATCAAGTTAGCTTCTGCCACCATGATGCGGCCTTCAACCAGGTCAATCACGCGCTCTTTGCCCGCGTTCTGGAGCATTTCCAGACCAGACACCGACACCGCAGCAGCGTACTGCTTGATGTCGAACTGAGCAGCCGAGATTGGGCTGTTTGGGGTGATGTCGATCACATCGTAGCCGCTGTACGAGCCAGCGTTACGGGTTGTTGCATCGAGGTATGCCAATTCTTGCAGAATGACGTTACCGCCACTGAAAGTCTTGACGTTGCCGCGCTTTTTAAGGCGAAGCAGCAGAGCGGTGTTCTGGCTGACGTTATCGGCCAGTGAGCCGGTACGGGACTGGATACCCGCAGTGATGATGTCACTGATGTTGGCGAAGGTTGCCATTGTTTAACTCCAAATAAAATTAAGATTCCCAAGCGCTTTCTAGAGCTGCTCGGAGGTTGGTTGGTGCTGCGCCAGAGCCGGATGCAGGGGAGCTGCCACGTACCGACACCGATGCGGCTTTCGCACGGTTGGCAAGGGCTGCTGACTGCGCCTGCTTTAACGCTTCGCTCCTTTGCTGTTCAAGCAAGGTTTGCCGCGTTTGCGGGTTGGCGTACACCGCTTTGTCGTAGGCGTCTTTTAAGTCTGTGGCGCGTCCCGCTTGTAAAAGCGCGGCCATATCTTCTCTGACTGCCTCAAAATGCTCTGCCGTTGCTGCAAACGCTTGCAATTCACTGTTGAGTGATTGGCGCTGCTGCTCTTGCTGAGACTGCTGGAAACTCTCTTGTTGCTGCTGTATTTGTTGCAGCCGCTGCTCAAGTTGAAACGTATAAAGGTCGGGCTGCGGAATCTGCGCGGCTTGTCCCATATCAATGCCGTACTGCTGGGCAAGCGAAGCAAAATACTGCGCACGCTGCGCCGGGTCTGGGTTGCGCAACATTGCATCAGCGCGGAGCAATGCGCCTACCGCTTGGTCTGGTGCAACGCCCAATTGCTGAATGGTCTGCATGTAGGGCTGGATGGCTCGCTCCATGCTTCGGCCTAAGTCTGCGTGTTGCTTGAAGCCTTCAATGCCCTTGTGAAAATCCGTTTCCCGGCGCAACACTTCATCTTGAACGTGCGGGGGGAGCTTGTCGAATTCTGCTGCAGCTTCTTTCTTCCATGAGGAAGGTGGGCGCTTTGCCTCTGGTGCTGGCGTAATCTCTGCGGCTGGCGCTGCGGCTTTTTCTGCGGCTTGCTGTGCCAGTTCGGCGGCGGTAAAACGTCCCGATTCATCGCGTGCGCGTGCTGGCTTGTCTTCTACCGGCTCGACGGGTTCCGCTGGTTCCGACTGTTTATCAATTGCGGATTCCAGCACCGAGCGCAAGTCTTGCGGTTCATTGCTGGTGTCCAGGGTTGCCTGTTCACCTTGCTCTTCAATCATTTATTGCTCCAAATAGACGAAAAAAAAACCACCCGAGGGTGGCTTGCACTGCGACTGATCGACTCAGCCCAAAACCCGCCTTACAGCCTCTTCTGCGGCTCTGCGAATGCCTGCGCGGTCTGGTTCACGCGGCTTGTTAACTTGCTTTTCGTTGCCAATTTCAATCAGGCCGTGCCGCTTCAAGTGGTCACGATGCTGTGAACGTGAACTAATCCATTCACCTGTCGCCATTGACTGATAGCCATGAATATCTGGCACGATGTACGCACCCTTGTTGATGCTTGGGCCGCGATATTCATCTTTGGGTATCAGTTCACCAGTGGTAGGGTCTTGAACCCATGTTTTTCTCATGCCACCGCCTCGTCGGATGCTTTGTCTTGTTGTGCGGTCATCACGGCATTGGCTGATATTTGCGCTACGTCGATCTTTGTTTGTGCATCAAGCACGGCTTTGAACTTGTCAAACATCAAGCCCATCGCCATCTCTTGCTGCTTTGCGGCCATCTCGCGGTCTTGCTTGGCGGCTTCGCGTTCACCTTCAAGGCGTGCGCGGAACTGCTCTAGCATCATTTCCTGATTCAATTCAGCCTGCATGCGGCGCTCATCGGCTTGCGCTTGCAGGGCTTCGCTTTGCTGTTGTGCCTGTAAACGCATTTGCTCGGTTTGTTGATCTGCCTGCAGCTTGGCTTGTGCCGCCTGTTGCTGGGCTTGAATCTTCAACATCTCGGGGTTAGGCTGCTCCGGCTTGGGCTGCTTGGCTTTTTCTGCCTGCTGTGCAATGAACTGTTCCAGGCTGGCCTCCATCGCCTCGCCTGATTTAAACGAGCGAACGCCAAACATAAGCATTTCACCTAAAAGCGGAGCCATTTCAGGCGGTGCTTGGATAGCCTCACGCAAGAACCCGCCCGCTGCTGTCAAGAACTCCATGCGGCTTGCTTTTTCGCCTGCCTCATCCAGTTCCACCATTGAATCAGTGGCTACTTCAATGCGAAAGGCGCGAAGCACATCGTTTTGCAGCAGTTGGATTGCTTGCGTCACGTACTCAGCGTCCTTCGTGCTTTCGATGCTGGACATTGCCACCAGTACCTCGGGACGGTACAGGCTGCACATAATTTGCGCTTTCATGCGTAGCAAGTCAGAGGCAAACCGTGCAACGTCCGACTGCAGCGTTTTTAAGCGTAGGGAAGCAAACTGACTCTTAATCTGTTGCGCCGTAGCAGTTTCAGAGGCTACCGATGCGCCTCGAATAATGTCCGATAGCCCGGTAATCTCATAAATAATCTGTTTGACCTGATCGCGTGCTGTGTACAAACCAGCTAAAGCAGTCAACACCATATCAATCGGCATGAAGTCAACTGCGCCCTTAAGTCCACCTTTTTCGGCAAACATTGCCCAAGTCGAAACCGGGATAAGCTGGTTATCCACGCCCTCATTCAGCATGCGCTGGATTTTCTCGTGGCTTGCGTCATATACGCCCACTACCTTAACGGCTTTTACCAGCATCGCAATGCGTGCGGTCAGCTCGTCCATTTCCTTGGCCTGATCCTGGTACTGTTTGAAGTCAGGCACCGGCACCAGCGTGTCACTGGTCAGCGTCGCATAAAGCGGTTTGGGGCATGGGAAAAAGCCTTCCAGCTCTAGCGGGTCATCCCGCACGTCCAGAATCTCCTGGAAGCCTTCAGCGTGCCAATAAACCTTTTTCTCAGACTTGCACCAAATCTCCCAAACCTTCGCCTTCTTCATGCGATCAATCTGGTCAGCGGCCATGCCGTCAGACTTCATTTGATCAATGCCAATAGGCTCGTGAGCTAAGGGCGCGTCTTTGAATATGTCTTTAAAGCGCTTAATACCCTCATCCTTGCCCATATAGACAAGGCGCGCAACCCACGTCACTTCTTCCCATGTGCGTGCTGGCGAATGACGAAAATCTTCCCAATACACATAATCACAAGGGCTGCACTCGTAAGCGCCCATACTTTCAGATGCGCTGTCGTCTGTGATCTGTTCCGGGCTTTGGGCAGCTTCGGGCTGTTCTGGTGTATCGGCAGGCTCAAACCTTACCCAAGTCGTGCCGCGCCCGGGCAACAGGCGGTCAAGCACACAGTTTTTGATTGTGCTGTCATAGTCTGAGTAATGGTCAATCTCAAACTGTAAAGCACGCTCTAATATTTGCGAGGCGCAACGTCCAATAGGGTCAGCATCTTTGAATCTACGCTGCACTTGTGCTTTCGGCTTTTTGGCATAAACGGCAGGCATCAACGTCTGCACATTTGACCAAAGGATGTTGTATTTACGCGAGTTGTCATCAACCCCGCGCTTGTCACGATAACGCTCAACGATCTTGCGGCCAGCTTTGATAAAGTCTTTATCGGCGTTCTTGGCCTGATCTAAATCAGCCGCCCACCGACGCGCCAAACCAGCGCGGTCTTTTTCGTCTACGCCGCTGTCATCTAATTCGATCATTGTTTATCTTTTAGATTAATAATTCTGGCTCTGGCAAATGACCGCACCACGAGTGGGTAGGTAAGCAATTTTTCCGGCGTAACCCGCGCCGTTGGGTTGCTGCCCGTCATTGCCAGCCAGCACCACTCGAAGCAATACATCCAATCGTCACGGCCAGCACGTAGGCCCACGAACGCCAATAAGCCTATCCAATCGTATTGCGCACCTTCGTGCTTTTTAAACAGGGCCAGCGCGGTCGCGTCGTCGCCCTGCACGTCAAGCAATACCCAATTGGTTGGTGTCCATGACCCGCGTGGTACTTTATGCAGCCCGTGCAGGCTGTTGGCTTGGTACAAATCGCCATCAATAACGATGCCGCCATGACAAAAGTCACTGACGAGCCGGGCTTTGATGACCCGCGAAAAAAGTCGGCCCAGCAGGTTAGCGTTAGAGGGAGGGTCTCTGCGTAAAGCCAAAATCATAGCTCGGTGCTTTCAGGCTCTGGCAAATACCCAGCCGCTACCGGGTCAGCCACATCGACAAGTTGCAGCTTCATGTTTGGCATTGCCGCCACCAGCGGCGCGTGTAGCAGAATTCCTGTCAGCGGTCCCGGCTCCAACATTTGATCTGCGATCTTGCGACCATCGTCCCCGATTTGCGCGTAGATGCTGTTGTAGTCCATCCACCACAGCCCAGCCGTGGCGGTGTGTTCGTGCCAAATGCTCATGTCAAATGGCTGCGTGGTGTATTCAGGGTCATCGGCAAGCCATTGCAGGCGTGACCATGTGTTGATCTGGTTTACCATCAACTGCTTAAGTTGCTCGGCTGGTGGGTTCAGCGGACAAAGAAACTGTAGGATTTTCATGATTTTCCTTACGCGACGGTGATGCCGTAGTAAGCGCCCTGATTGCGCTCAAGTGTTTGGCGGTCGGCGGTGGAGAGGACGGAGGGGAAGGCTATGATTTCTGATACAGTGCCGTCAAATGGGAACAATGATCCAGCTCCATTCAACGAACCTATCGCGCTATTGACCCCCGTAAGGACGCTCGTAATTGTTGCGCTATCCCATTCCGCGCCGTTCTTAAACAATTTCCACTGCTCACTTCCGGCGGTTGATATAGATGTGATTAAAGTGGGTGTATTTGAAATAGCAACTTCTAAGGCGAGACCACCGCTTCCTCCGCCTCCCGTCGCTGAAGCGTTGAATACGTTTAAAAACCCAGCCGACGCAGCTCCACTTGAAATTTGGTTTACAAGAATTGTAAAACGGCCAGTTGCGTTAGCAAACCACTGCCCAAACAAAGACCCGGTTACATTTTCAATCGTCGGTGTGAATAGAGCAAACAAACTGTGCGTTGTGCCAATAAGCGGAGAAGCGGCAGCTAAATAATCATCCACGCCATCAAACCTGATTTCCGGCTTTCCGTTAAGAGCCTCCAACGCGCCACTATTTACAATGCGCGGCTGCGATCCTGCCGTGGTCTGCGTGGCATTGCGATTATTGCCTGATTGGTCGTACAAAGTGGTAACAAAGCCGTTGCCAGCTCTAGCTGTAGCTACTGTTTGTTGGTAAGGTTGCAACGTACCTAAATTGATTTGTGCACCCCATTGATACCGATTCTGCCCTGCTGTTCTAGCTGTAACACCGTTGCTGTTTTCATTAGAAAGTTGAATGGTCAAAGATGTACTTGGTATTTGCCCAGTAACCCAACCCCTGTACCACCCGTTTCCAATATTCTCAATACCTGCACCAATATGCACGCCTGTACCTATTTGGTCGGATACACCAAGCTGCCCTGTATTAGGGTTAAACCATGCACGGAACTGATTAGTAGGTACGAGTGGGTCAAAGACAGAAATCCTAACCCATTCGCCAACAAGCCCTAATTTAAAGCAACAACTAGCCGTTACAGTTTGCCCCGATATTGGTGTTGTGAATGCCTGCCGTAAAGTACTCGCCCCTACTACTTGAACTAAATCAGCAGTTGTTGTTCCATCGGGTGAGGTGATAAGGTTAGGGGTTACTGCATCCCCAAACGTCCAAACTACGTTATCAGCCTGCTCCGAATAGGTCAATAAGTTCTGATACCCCACATGGTTCATCAAAGCAGCGGTATTCAGATCACCGCTGGCGGTAAAGCCAATATCGGTCTCGGCGTTGTCGCTCGAGCGGCGAACGCGCATGCAGTTAGTCGCGGAGCTCTTTAGCTGGTGCGTGCTGTATGCAGCAGCCGCACTTACGCCTAGTGCTTCTAAAATATCTAAAATATACGACACCTGCACAGCCACCGCGCCATTAGCAGCGAATGGCAGGCCGTTGGAATAGCTGACTGCCGCGCCTGTAGATATACACAATGCACCGTTAGACAATGGTAAACCGTTGCAATATTGCGTGCCAGTTGGCAACCCTGCTGTTGCGTCTACGCAAATCACTTGTCCGTCATTGCTCAATAGAAGCCCGTTAGAGTACTGAGCGCCGCCAGTCGTAGCCGCGCGGCATAGCGTGTTCAAGCTGTTGATGCGCAAGCCTTGGACGTAGTTATCCCCTGCATCGATGGCAACAGTGGTTAGCTGCACTTTGTCGGATGCTATTGGGAAGAGACTCATTCTTGATGTATTTCAATTGATGATGTGCCGCGCCACGTCCCGTAGTCGTCAGTCACACTAATAATTTTGCTTGGGATAAATGCGTAATCGCCAACTAGCATAGGGATGCGATTGCCGTAGGCTCTTGCAAGATAGCGGCGTGGCCAATCGTATGAGCGGCATGGCTGATACTGTGTTTTGCATTCAATAGTAGCAAATTCCGCCAATATCTGAGTTTTTGCTCTGTGCTTAATGCTTTCTGAGTCAATCATTTATGGTTTTTACGTTGTATTTGTGCCGCAATTAGGTGTAGCTCATTTGTTTGCGTGCTTCTAACTTAATAGCGTCGGGGTCTGTCATCTCTCGCGGGATGACAATAGCTTTCCCGGTGTCGTACATAACTAAATCAACATTGCCAGGCAAACCCAAAGATCGCTTGCGCTTTACTTCTTCAACGACGACATTTAAATTTAAAACGCCGTTAAAAACATCAACCCCGTCACGGGAAATAGCCATCCTCGGCATGCCATCAGAGTCAATAAAATGGCGCTTAACATCATTGGATTCAATTTGAAATGGTTGCATTTTTTAAATCCTTTCGTCTTTGGTTTTGGCCGTAGCCCACAATTCATCGAGTGTCGCGGTCCGTATCGTGCCATCAGGCTGCCCCTTAGCTGCCCAGCGTGCTTCTGGCACTTCTTCTTTAGGTCTTGCCTCCTGCCATGCAAGAGCCATATATCTAGCCGCATCCGCAGCGTGGCTTGTCCAATCATGGAGCGGCCTGTCTCTAAACACCTTTTTATCACTATCCCACTCGCGCCGGTAAAGCTTCATGGCCTCAATGCCGTCTTTGCACTTTTCAGCGTCAAACCACATGCGTGGGAGCGACATCCTCACGGCTTGTATGCCGTCCTGCAGGCTCAGATCAGGAACAATTCGACTAGCATACCCAAGTCTAAAAAACTGTTCTTGTGTACTTTTCCCGCCACTTGCAAAGGTTTTTGCCCTTGCGTCATGCGGTAGCCATAAGAAAGGCTTATCACCTAGCCTGGCGTATTGATAGTTAATGCGGTGCGTTTTGCGCTTTTTTTCTTTGGCGGGCTCAGGATCATCCATGTCGATCCCATTTAGCACGTCAACGTAATGTTCAACGCCTTTTAAATTTGTCGCATAAAAGTCGATTACATGAATCTCGCCCCGCGTGACCTGATAAAACCAAATAGCCGTATCGTCTGAATACCCTATGTCCCACGCGGTAAACACCGGCAATTCAGGGTCGTATGGCACATCGGTAATTTGTGCCTCGACAATGTCTTTAGCGTAGTAAGCGCCCGCAATGGCTGCTTCAAACGAACATTCAAACTCTTGGGCGTACTGGTCGTCAGTCATGCCCCTGGCCGCGTCTACCAGCTCATCAGCATCAATTAAACCGCTATGACTAGCCTTCAGCATCAATGCAAACCAGTCATCGGACTGTTTGGCGTACAGCCAGGACTTATAAAAGTCGTTATGACCTTTTGGCGTACCAATAAAAACTGCCCAGCCTTTACGGTCTGCCAGCATCGGCCTAACAACTTCGCCCCACACGCTAGACCGCATATCTGCGAACTCATCAAGAACAACGCCGTCAAGGTACAAACCCCGCAGCCTGTCCGGGTTATCAGCACCATACAAACGTATGCGTGCGCCGTTGGGTAAGTCGGCTCTTAACTCTGATTCGTTGTACTGAATGTTTGGTATGTCAGCCGTTAGCCGCTTAATATAAAGCCAAGCAACGTCTTTGGCCTGATTGAACTGTGGGCAGACATACGCATAACGACCATCTGGTTTTGTACAAAATAGCGCACTTAATACCAGCTCTGCAACACACGCAACCGTTTTGCCTGCGCGCCGATGGCAGACCAGCACCGCCCACCGCTCAAAACGGTTGTGGAAGTCTATAAACGGTTGCCGTGGTGCGTAGCTGTTTATGCCAACATTAGCCGCCATTGCGGATTTGAATTGTTGGCTGCAACCATGAAAGCCCGGTTACTTCAAACTTTAAAGCGTTGCCATCTGCGCCAGTGATCGGCTGCTCTGCCTTGCCCCAGCCTCTATCTATAAGAGCATTGGCCGCGCTTACCTGCGCATTGGGCGAGCCTGTAGCCATGACCCTGGCCAAAGTTTCCACGGCTTTGTCTGTGTACTGCCGCGCCAGCTCTCGAACGTGTTTAACGTCCTCTGGCAGCTTTGGCCGTCCTGACGGGTTACCACTGACCCCTTTCGGGAATGGTTTGCCTGACGGCTGTTTTCGGCTGTTACCAGCGGACGACTTGGGGTTTCCCATATCGCCTCACTATGTTGATGGTCGGCCTGTGCGCCTTCGCGTTTTCCGCCCTTTTGGCGTTCCAATGAACACCGCCCAGCCTTTGCGGTCAGCCAGCATCCGCCGGATTACCCAACCCCACTCACTAGAACGCATATCTGCGAACTCGTCCAAGATGACGCCATCAAGGTCCAAGCCGCGCAAACAATCAGGGTTATCATCGCCGTAAAGCCTGATGCGTGCGCCATTAGGCAAGTCTGCCCGTAGCTCGCTATCGCTGTACCGAATGTTTGGTATGTCAGCAGTGAGCCGCTGTATGTTCATCCAAGCGACGCGTTTGGCCGGGAGGAACTGCGGGCACACGTACGCATAACGGCCATCTGGCTTTGTGCAAAACAACGCACTGCGCACCAGCCCGGCAAGTGCGTAGCTGTTGATCCCAACTTTACTGCTCTCAGCGAACGACTTGGGGTTGCCCATATTGCCTCACTATGAAATAAAAAAGCCCACACAAGGCGGGCGAAAGTGCTCTAAAAAGAGCAACTGCTAAAAGTGCTGCATCAGGTGCGCGCCGCCAATTAAGGCCAGCACTGCCGGGATTCCCCAGCGTTCTAGGCGTGATGCTCAAGCGGCGAAGGTGGCTTAAATGAACAATCCTACCAACACCACCAACATTCGTAATGTTTAGCGGCTTGATAAATTTTGGAGACGGCTACGCCTTCCAGTTCGCCATTATCATTAAAAAAAGGGGTTTGTCAACTATTTTCACAATTTTTTTCGTTGATTTCTTGTGGATTGCCAACTTTTGCAACTAATCTCCCTGACGCATTGAAGAATTTGATGCCTGATTTCAAATTGTTGTCGGGGTATATTGGGATTTTGTAGCCGCACCCAAAATAATAGAGGCCTTTTTTACCATCAGGATCGATAACGCATGATCCCAAAATTTGGGTTTTTTGAAACGTTTCAGTGTACATTTTAAAAAAATCTTGACTTGCTATCGCATAGCGTGCCCCTTTGCCAAACGTCGCACGGCTCATAAATGTCAATAAATTTCCAGCAGTTATTTCATTTTTTTTGTCAATGTTCATTTAATCAACTCCTTGTTGTTGCAGCACACCAGCCGCGATTAACCGCCGCATCAGCTGGTTTCTAGCTTCTAGAACAATCACGCCGCGCTCTAGCTGGTCAGCGGGTAGCCGTGGACTACGCCATACAGTCTGCCCGGTGGCGCAATTACGGGCGTTCTCGTAGATTGCGCTGCGGTGCGGCTCTGCTATCTCTGACACCTGAAAGTCCACGGCCTTCATGATGTCGCTGCTGATCTCCCCGTCGATGATGTCGTCAACCGTGTCCCAGCCACGGCCTGATTTGGCATTGCGACACATAGGGTTAGTGCCTGTTTTTGGCAGTGGGCTGTAACCTTTTTCCCATTCGTGCCATTTTGCAAGTATTTCGTCAAGAATTTCTTTTGAGTCATCGCGCATCAAACTACTCCAGTTTATTAAGGTTGTGCGGCCAATGCTTAACAGCCAGTGGCATTAAAAAACCATAGTCATCCATTACTGCACAGGGTATGCCTATATGTACGCTACGCTCACTGCGCCACACTTTGCCGTCAAAAGAAACTTTTCCATCGCGCTCATGTGTGTTATGCGTTCCTGACCACGAGGCCGACCAATAACCATTACCTGTAGTTATCATCCATCCTTGTGAGCCTTGGCGGTCACACTGCCCCCAAGTTATTGACTGCAGCATTATGTTTAACCCTTTTTAAGTTTATTGCGGTTTCGGGCAATCGTCAGGCACTTGCACGGCCATGTACACGGCTGCATAAATTGGGATTTCCTCGCGCTTCACTTTTTTGATGCGCTCAACCGTCCACCTGTCGATGTGAACATCTGTCATGCCACTCACGGCGGCCGTGGCGTGAGAACGTGACATTTCAGTTTTGATGCAGATTTCTGCAAGCGTCAAGCCGTCGATGCAAGCGTTCAGGGCGCTACGAATTCTTTTTTGTGTCATATTAAGGGCGCTACGAATTCTTTCTTGTGTCATATTAGGGTAAATACTTATCAAATAGTTGATAAAACACTGTTTAAACGCTTGCAACGCCTACAATGTAGGCTACAATGCATTCATGCCAGCGATTTTGCTGGGTTGTTTAAAGGATAGAAAATCATGACCAACACAAAACGCCCTCTGATTCACCTGGCGCTGACCGACAACTTCCTTGTTGTGGCGCAATTTGCTGTAACCAGCGACGCTGCAAGTTTTTGTAAAGAAAACAATCTCTACCATATACCTTTTAATTTGGATAACCGAGATAACGAAGCGGCTCCATTGATTGGCACTGTGTACCGCGCCTAAGCACACCCTGTAACCCAAAAAGGAAAAATCATGCTGAAACATCACAACCACGCGCCTGGCGCAACGGTCAGAACAATCCGCGAAACCATGCACGGCTCCGACTGGTACGGTAGCTGTGAAATATGCAACAAACCAGCCTCGACCATCTATGCATCGAAAGTTCAGACGGCATTTTTGAGGCCAGACGGTACAACCGGCTTGTATCAAAACAGTGGCAGCTCTTATGGCCACTTGGATTGCTTGGAATCTGCCAATGCCTAAGCCACGACCGCCCACCCCAGCCGAAATTAAGGCTCTACGCGCTGCCAGCGGTCTCACGCAAGCCCTCGCGGCGGCCAAGCTAGACCTGAGCGCCAAGTCTTGGCAGGCGTACGAGCTGGGCACGCGCAATATGCGCCGTCGTGACTTTGATTTATTTAGGTCGAAGATCGGCATTTAGGATTTCTTGGCCTTCCCAGGCCATTTTGCCGCCGTAGGTCATGTAAACAAAAAGCCTACACCAGCCAGCACTAAAACGCCCACAAACAATATCGCAGCAACCGCTGTCGCTCCCATCACAAAACCCATCGCAACGTCAAACCAACCAAAATAGCCTCTCTCTCTATAAGACTTCCACGCGCCGACAACCGCACCAAGCAGCACCAGCACGATTGCCACCTTTACGACAATCAGCGCACCGCCCGGTAAGTCGTTTGGATGTAGCCTTTGCACGCATTCTGCATAACCGCGCATTTCTGCGACTGTTGCGGTTTCTGGTTTGTACGTTTTGACCGTTGCTTTGCACGCCTCGGTTTTAGCCGCGATTGCCTCAGCCAGTGCCACACTTGAAATTACTACTGCTGCGCCACTTGTTGACATAATTTAATGCCCCCCCTTTTTAGCCTTCCCAAGCCAAGCAGTCCAGGCTTTTGCCGTTCTCAGGCTAAAGAATCGATGCTTGTCGCCTGATAGGTCTAGCCCTTTGGCTATGCCGTGGGCGGTGAATTGGCGTAGGGTGGTGGTTAGGTTCATGGTTTCTCCTTGGTTAAGTTTTCAAGATAAATCCGATACGGCTCACGAATTGAACGGTGCCAGGCTTTGTTTGCTTCGGGGTTGGTGTCTAGTTCGCGGCGGCTGTCAACGCAACATAGCGCTTTTACCGCTTCAGCGGCTTCATTTTCCGTAGCCACAACATGATCTGGCGCTGGGTGCGTTATGTTTAAAAACAACCAAAACTGCGGCTCTTTGCACCACATCACGGCACGCCTGCAAGCATCGCCAATAGGCTCTTTTGGCGGCTCTTGCACTGGTTTTTCATCAAGATAAATCCGATACGGCTCACGAATTAAACGGTGCCAGGCTTTGTTTGCTTCGGGGTTGGTGTCTAGTTCGCGGCGGGATTCGACTTCGCACATTTGACAAACAAATTGCCTTGCCTGCTCCTCGGATGCGATTTTTTGGCCGATTACAAAATC